CCTCTTTCGAGGTTAAACACCGACCCTAGGTAAGATACTGTAAGCTTTTACTTACTAGTAAATTGAATACATCTTTCCTAGCTCGGATAGGTCTCATGCCCCCTACCAATAATAATTACTGGCTAGAGAGTGAGGGATCTATCCCAAGAGCAAAGAAATAGAGTGCGGTTCAGCGCGACTTGCGTCACGCATCTTCGCTGCTGCTCTTCATTAGAGGGCTAGCCCCCCGCCTTTTGAAGGACGGAGCCGACGTTGAACTTGTACCTTCACTAACAAAAGAAGCTACAAACACTAAATTACTGCAGCGAAACAAATCGCTATTAAGACGATTGTGCGATTTAGCACAGATAATCTTAACACAGTATAAAGTAATTGAGGCTCCTAAAGTTAGAGGGATAATAAATAAATATTATCAAGATTCTCTTCATTTATTGGAAACGAGAGGTCTTAATGATATGATTTCAGTTTCGAAAGAAGCTAGAAATGCAATCATGAATTACTGTCTCGGTACTCCTTTAAAAGGTCCTGGGTTAGATTCTGAAGGGTTTCCAAAGAAATTTGGTTATCTAAAAGAATTAACCACATCTGCCAGTGGAATTAGAGCTGTGTTAACATTGCTTACGTTAACGCGTGCGTTTACCACTAAGGCAGTTCCTGATCTCTCGACTGTTATAGAACAGTGAGAAGGCACCGATGATATCTCTGATAGGGAATTGCACCTTATTTTGAGAATACTCGGTATCAGGAGAGGGATAGTTGGATTATGGGAATTCCCACATATCTCAACGAAGAAAGGTCCCCAAGGTCAGGCTCTACTTATTTCTCTATCTGAACTTACACTTTTAACCTCTCATCAAGTAGCTAATATTAAACTACTTGGAGGTCTAAGCCTAGGTAAAATGATGGATGAAAATTTGATGAGCTTAGACATTTTAGAGCTTATTAAGCCTCTAAATCTTAGTGACTTTTCTATCGCAAGATGGTGGAGAACCCTATTTCCTACTAAGAGTTCGGTCTTGAGAAAATTATCTTATTTCCCCGATAAGGAAGGAAAGACTAGAATCATTGCTATCCTAGATTATTGGAGTCAATCAGCTTTAAAACCGTTACATTCTTGTATTTACAAGATATTGAAAGGTATTAAATCTGATTATACTCATAATCAAGGAGGCTTTGTTTCGAATCTTCCTCAAGCTCTAGAAGGTTCATACCATAGTATTGATCTTTCTGCTGCTACCGATAGGATGCCAATAGCTCTTCAAAGAAGAATTATTGAATACCTATATGATAGTCCAGAGAAAGCCCAAGCTTGGTGTGATCTTCTAGTCGGTGACAACTTTTCAGTGAGAATGCCCGATAAGAGCGTTCAAACTGTAAGTTACGGAGCTGGCCAACCAATGGGAGCATACTCATCATGAGCGGCCATGGCTCTAACTCATCATGTCATAGTACAAGTTGCAGCCTTAAGAGCAGGGGTTCTATCCAGTGTTAACTGGAAGTCCCCTTTCTTAGGTTACGCCTTACTAGGAGATGATTTGAGATTAGATCATGACCTGGTTGCAAGTGAATACATAAAACTAATAACTACTCTAGGTATGCCATATTCTCCAAATAAAACTCATGTTTCTAAACATGGATTTGAATTTGCGAAGAGATGGTATTGCCATCATGAGGAAGTTACCGGTTTTAGTATATCAGGGTTAATGAGTGTATGGAAAAGTTATCCATTACTTCTTAACTTCCTTGACAACCAAGAAACTCATGGATGGATTCTTCCTAAGGAAGGGCACCCGGATCTAATCCGATCAATCCATAAATGTTTACATGGAGAGTCTTATATTATTAATAAGACGAACTCTATGATAAACCTCTATAGATTGTTCTGCCAAGTAAGATTGATGAAAAATCAATCTAATATCGTGTGGGCTGAATTCCCTGAGGCACTGAAAAGTGCTTTAGAGTCTTATGGCTTGGGCGATACTCTAATAGCTTGGATGTCTAGAGTAGACGATCCAAAGATAATCATTAACTTGATTTATCTAAGAGCTAAAAGAAACTTGATAGAAAAGGACCTGTATTCTTTTCAAAAACAAGCTTTCGTAATCAATGCTAGATTATGGAAGTATGTTAATTCGAAGATTACAGAGGCTGGGGTAGATCAGTCCACAGAAGCATTCCTAAGGGAGACTTTGAGCGTAGTTCTTAATTGAAACCATCCCATCGTATTAACGTTGAATAAACAAATCGATGTGGCAACTGAATTTCTTTTAAATTACTGGGACCCAGAGATCTCTGACAGCTTCTTATTTGAAGCCGGTCTTAGTAAGTATAATCTTACGAAGGGAGTGTTCTCTATGAGGTCTGTAACTTCAATAGTTCTTGCCGAATCTGCAATCCTAAAGGCTTTTATTAATGTTTTAAAATCCCTATCTGATGAAGATAGTGAAGATTATAAAGCTATTAATGAAAGGCTAACCATGGAAACCAATAACTAGTACTGGATGCCAGGCTGGAATGTTGTTATCCTAAGTTTAACTCGCTTAGGTGACACCACAG